TTATTTATTGTTCAATTTTAAATTAATATCATTTTTTATCTTTTCATTTAATTTATGCATTTCTTCGTGTTCTTTTTCTTTCAGATTAAAATATTGTTTTTCTTCAGGACTCAAGTTAAAGAATTCCTTTTTTAATTGACGATTACTATTTTCCTCACTCAATAACGTTATCATTCTCCACACTCCTTTGGTAGTTTTGAAAAAAAGTGTAATTTAGATTTGGTTCGAAATAATGTTTCCTCTTTATCCATATTAGTCCATCACCTTTAGTGATAATGGCAACATCAATAGGTCCTCCAACAGTTTCAGTACCTATGGAAACTCTTCTCTTGAATGATGTTAGGTTAACTAAGGCTTCTGCCATTTCTGCTAATTCTTCTTTTGGTAATACATCAACTATGTCAATTATTGGTGAAGTATAGTTATTTTGCTGATATAATTCAATATTATCTATTATTAGTTTTTCTATTTCTTTACCCAACTCTTTTAGTTCAGAAACCTCTCCGCTATCAAATTCTATATTAGTATTTTGTTGTATTATCTCGGGATAATTAGATATTACCTTATTTATTATATTCTCAATGGTATTATTAAGAACAGGGTCAATGCCTTTCATAAAGCTATATACCATTTCTTTTTGAGCGAATGGTATTACTGCTCCGGAAACTTCTCCATTATGAGCTGCGCTTATTTCGCACTTGCTTCCCAATATATATTTTAATTCACCCATTATGAATCCTTCAATTTTAATTTCATATAAGCATGGAAATAATTCTTCTTCTCCGTATCCAGATATTACAATACCAGAATAACCAAGAGATAAGTAATCTCTTCTTACTGCTTCATAAGCTAGTTGAATCAGCAATTCCTCTGTTTGTTGATCGTAATCCAATAAAATTTTATCTTTAGCTATTTCATTAATAACATCTTTAAAATTACTTTTAAAATCTTCTTCGTTGATATCTACAATCTCAGTATAGTCATTACTAATATTTATAATTTCTTCTTCTAAATAGGTAATTAATTTTTCTTTTACATAAGATTCTTCTACTCTAATACCATCTTTCAAATTTTCGTCCACAATATTTTGCACTCTATTTATGACTGTATTAATTATTTCATCAAATGTTCTATGCACAATTGCTGTTTCTCCATTAGGAATTTGCAATCTTTGATCACTATATAGATGTTCCAAAAAATCTTCCATATATGTATTAAGAAAATCCATTTTTTTAGATCCTATCTTCTTTCTGTACGTCTTAATTATTGTTTCCCAAGGAACTCCCATAAAGTTAGCTCCTCCATAGATCATAATCCCTACTGGATGAAATTTAGATAAAGCAAAAAGTTTATTTGCAGTGTTATAAACTTTTTTCGATCCTATAGTAACTGCACTATCAGCAGCTAAAGCTACACCGGCTCGGTTTAATATACTAATTTCTGCGGTCATTTAAAATCTCCCCCTCTTAAATAAAGTTATTCTACACAATAACTATTTAATCCTGCTAATAACAAAATAATATTATGTAATTTAAAAATATTTTTTTAAAGGATAAACCAAAACAACGTCGAATACATCTCTAACAACTATAAAGGAGATATTTTATGATAGCCTTTTACGGTAGAGGTCTTTATATGATTAGACAGAGCAAGAAACGATTTGAGGTACGTATAGGGTATGATGTCATTAGAACGATAAGGCCTAAATCTAAAGAAGAGTATAATGAAATCCAAGCTTTATTAAAGAGCGATGAAGATTTAAGTAATTGGAGAGATGATGAGGGCAATAATATTATTCCGGATGCCAGCCTCTTAAATTTCTTTGATGATATGTAATCAGATCCTTATCCTCATTTCTTGTAATATAAATGATAAAATCATCCCATAGTTTATTTACAATCCTCTGATAGACTAGATATAAAAGATAAACAGAGGAATGATATATTGGGAAGTACTTTACAAAACATACACTTACGAAACCTTAATTTGGTAGAAGTAGGAATCCTTGTCCAAATAGAGAGACATAATGGTCGCTTCGTAACTGCTAACCAAATAGGTGGAGATCAGAGGACAACTGCTTTAATCGAATCTCATATTGGAGGGTTAGTTGAAAAAGGATATCTTGAAGAAAGAAACGGAGGTTTCAGGTTAAGTTCTTTCTAAGCCAGTATAATTAACTTAGAAGTAATACATAATAAAAGAGAAGGTGCCTTACATAGCACCCTCTCTTTCCGACCCCTCTCTTTCCCGGAGAGGGTCATTTTTATTTAGTGTAATATCTAACGTAAGTTGGGTTTGCGGTAATATACAAACCGCTCTTTATTTGGTACATATAACCTCCACCAACTGGAAACTTGTCCTTAATTACGGTAAAAACCTCACCTCTATTTACAATTACAGCTTTATCCTCCCAGTTAGCTGTGTTGTAGGTCCAAAGTGAATCAGTTACTATTTCAACATATGCCTCTCCGGAAGTTTTCTTTTGCAAACCAAAGTAAGAAGCTATTGCATCTGCTAAAGCTTTCCCTGTACGATCCATAACTGTATTATCACGCATCTTCTTAATATCGATGGTGGAGTCCATAAAGCCTCCCTCAATAAGAATTGCTGGCATACGAGATTCACGCACCATATGGAAATTTGCCTCTTTAATTCCTCTATCACGGAGCCCCATTGCGCCTACAATGCTAGGATGAATTGCTTTAGCAAGCGTATTACCAGATGATGATCCAGGATAATGATAAGTTTCAGTTCCGGTCCAAGACCCCCATGTACCAGTATTAGCATTGTGGTGGTACGAAACTAAAATATCAGCATTCGCATTATTGGCATTGTTAGTGCGTGTAGTTAATGGTACATCTGTATCCCCTGTTGGATCGTCCAAACGAATTACAGACACATTTAGATACTCATAAAGATACTTAATGGCAGCTGTTACTACTTTGTTATTGAATGACCATTCTCTTTCCCCTGCTGGTGATCTTTTTCCTGAAGTGTTATAACCGTGACCTGCTCCAATTGCTACTTTTACCATAATAAAATTCCTCCTAAAATAGTTTTTTATATAGAAAAACGGCTCTACCTTAATGGCAAGCCGTTCAACTATCTAGTTAAGTTTTTCTTTTGTAATTCTTCCTTTTGCTTCTTACCAGTTGCAGTAATATAGTTGTTTCTAAACCAAGTCCAAACTGAAGCTAGAAAAGCCAATCCATATGCAATAGATTCTTCATCTAAAACTGGAATTGGCTGCAGCCCATATTGCACCAGTAAAGCGTTAAGCCAAGCAATTCCTAATGCAACAGTTCTTACTACTGTCCCTTTATCCATGTTCTCACCCCCTTTCAAATTAATGTGATTAATTAGCTAAATAAGTCAAAATAAAACCCGACATGGAAATAGCAAGAGCAATCCACGCGGGCAAATTTTTAAAAGTATTTTCACGTTGCTTGATGATTTTTTCTACATCCTCCTTACTAGCTTTTGAGCTGACTTTGGATTGTAAATGCTCAATATCCTTTTCGTTAGATTCAGAACGACTATCTGCTTCTTTAGCAATGTCATAGGTCTCATTAATTTTATCTTTCATATCCAATAAACTATCTAATTTTCCATTTTGTTCAGCCAGAGAGACTTTAACATCCATCAGAACCGTCATAAATTCTTTCATGTCCTCCACTTCCTTTGCTGTATCTGACATACTCGACCCCCTTATTGCCTGACATAACTCTCGTATAAATATAAAAGCCATCCATAACTCCTATGGATGGCTTGGGGAGTTGCAGGCTCCCGATTGGTTTCATATAAAAATCCCACCAGTTATTCAGGCGGACTCAAAATTACTATTTGTTGTTCATTCTATTCTCAACCTCAAACTCCATTAAACTTACGGCTGACTTCACTGGATCACTCGCATCTTCAAGTTTTACCCAGTCAGTAATAATGGTTCTGTTATTATTTTCTCCCCTGATGATGTAGACGTTATCCTTCGTGCATGCGATATCTACAGTAAACATTTCATCCCCAATCTGGACAACTTTGCGATCTTTCACGTCGAAAACTTCTTTTTTCATTTTTACACCTCCCATCTCCTAATATTCGACAGGAGGAAACAAATTCCTTTTTATTTATGCAGCTGGACCATTCAGTCTTTCTAGCACTTCTCCTTTTACCAATGTTCCCAAACTGTCAGTAGATCCACTATGTTGGAAAAACTCTGCAGTAGTAACAGGAACATACCCATTCATATTAATTTGATTATTAGGATCCACTCCACGAAAATGAATATTTACCTTTTGTTCCTCACCCACGTTTACAAATTGAATATTGGTCACTTGAAAATCCATTGTTTCAATCATTATTTTTCCTCCTCAATAATTGTATTTAATAGACCGAGTGTCTTTGGTGTAATAGAAATAGTGTTTAGATCGTTAATATTGATTTTGTTTACTTCCAACTTTACTTCTTGCTCAAGTAATTCTTCTAATTCCTTATTAAATTCTTCTAACTTATCTTCCTTCAGCTTCACACGGCCATTTTCCAGATCCTTTTCCTTATATTTGTTAATGATCTTCGAACGCAATTCCTGTGCTGTTTTGACCTCACCTCCCACAATTTTATGAACCCTTTGAATGTGAAAAGCTACCCCAACGGGTAGCTCTTTTTCGGATAGGATAGTTAAACCCTCATCAATATTAAATATGTCTTTTACTTTTATTTTCATTTAAGCCACTCCTTTTAGTTGTTTTATTTCAGCTTTTAACTGTTGATTTTCCATCTCTAAGAAATTAATGCGCTCCTCATGATCGGTTGTTATGATGGATAGTTCCTGAATGGCTTTCCAAGACCAACTGTTCATAAGGTATTGCTCTACCCCGTCGCCATCTATTACTTGAGAAGGTGTATTATATCCCTCACCAATAACTAAACCTTGTCTTTGTCTCCATACGCCATTCGCAACTTCATCTTTTAAGCGATACTCATAAATAGTGGCTTGATTTATTAAATCTAAGGCCGATTGCTCCCAAGGAATAATATCCTGTTTATATTCAGCCATCGAACCCGTCGGAAAGCCACTTGCTCGGATAGGTTTATAAGTAGCAGCAGTACCTGGTTGCGTTACTCGAAATTCGTCTGGAGATTGCAGATAACCTCTACCTAGAACAGCACGCAGTGTAACTTGATCGGAACCTATAAATCTGCCTGTACTACTATTAATTGTTATATCATTACTAAATTCAAATTCTCCCCCACCTCTTCCCTTAAATGTTATGCGTTTATTCCAATATCTATCAGTACCTAATGTTTCAAATTCCGTATTACCATTTGTACCATCATATCGAATACGAAAACGCGGATCGGAAGCTACATCATAACCAATTTCAAGGCTATCTAAGATTTGGGTATAATATCTGTGTTCGTCTTTATCTACTTTAAATAATTGTTTTGCACTTCCGTCCCCTAATCCCTGGTATTGCCATATTTCAAATCCGTATCGTTCACCTGCACCACCAGGAGCATTGTTATTACGACCTACATAAGCCATAATACCGCCCCACCTAGTGCTTGAATCAGTATAATTAATTACATTTACTTTTGGTATATAGCCATCCCCGTTTGCATCAACAAAAGACGATCTCAATTCCAGTCTACCGTCCCAACTTACATCATCTGACCCGGCTATAATAACCCTTCTAGTAGTCCGTTCAGCATTAAAAATAGGGGTTGTAGTACTACCAGCAGAACCAAAGCCGATATTAACATAATCTTTATTTGTATTAAGAGATATTCCTTTCATAGCATTATTCGTAACATATTGGCTATCTCTTAAACTGCCAACTTCTTCTCCGTTATTTTGAAATAACACTAGGCCATTAGAGCTTAATTCTGCAACTGGAGCACCGTTTTTCGTTGTACGAATTTCTCCATTATCAACCTCAACCTTATTTCCCAATCCATCATCTGTAATAACGGAACCACTAAACGATCCACTTGCACCACTTAATTTACCACCAAAAGTTAAATTCCCATCAACAGCTAGATCAGTAGCAGTGACAAATCCATCTAATTCAATACGATCTGCTTTTGCGCTAATGGTACTTTCCATTCCATTAATAGTTAATTCAGCACTGGATACTCTATCTTCTAAGGCTCCCACTACCGTTGCATCCGCTTTAAGTGTTATAGTGCTATTTAAACCATCAATATCCGTTTCAGCTGTGTTCATCCTTACCCCTAAGCTATCAACAGTTGACGATTCAGCCTTGGCATTTATTCTTGTATCATATTGGGTGAGTGTTGTTTCATTTGCTGTTACTCTGCCTTCTATGGCATTGACAACGCTCGTTTCCACTTTAGAAGTAATTTGGTTAGATAGCTGTGTAATAGATGTATCATGTTGTTCGATAATTAAAGCATTATCATCAATTTGTGCTTGTGTGTCTTCAGGGGCAGGTGTCCAGTCGGTGGCTTTGTTGCCTTTTTCGAGTTTAATATCCCATATTTCCATTTCATAAACAAGGTCGTAGTGTGACCGATTTGGTTGAATATATAACCAATCATCTATGGCACTAGGACTTATAAAATGTAAAACTATCTCGTGAATATTCGAATCATCCGGGTAAGTAGCTGAGAAAGTACTAGCGACATAATTTCCATCAATGTACAAGCCTTTTCCCTCTTCTATATAACCTGAGTGACCAGCTATTGTGGTTACAGAACCACTTATTTTTTTAGTTTTAAACGATAACACATATTGGGTTTGGGGCTCTATATTACTGTTTGGAAGTCTTATCCCCGCACCACCTGAAGTAGTGGATGTTTGAGATAAATTGAAAATGTATCCACTAAGTGAATATCCTTTGCCCCAAGGCCTAAAGTCAGATAAAGGCAATAAATTCCTTCCACCAACCTCAACATCTCCAATAGCACCCTGTACATAAGTAGCATCAACTTTACTTGCAATCTGGTTAGCCTGTATATTAAGCTGTGCTGAATTATCACTAACAGTTCCTTTTAAGGTATCTACTTCGGTCTGGTTAGCTTTTAATCCGATAGCAGTTTCATTCTGGCCAATACGAGTACCATAACTATTTAAGTCCGTGACTATACCATCCATATCGGTTTGATACTTTGTGACACCAACATAATTAAGTAGCCGATTATCTACCTCAGATATGGTATATACATCACCTTTATTGGCTTTCGACACCAACTGACCATCTACATATGTTAATCCTGCTTTATCAGCTAAGTCCCCTGCTATTTCTGTCATTTTGGCATCATAGATCGTCTTGGCAACTGCATATGCTTTGGCATTCGCTTCTGCTTGTCCTGAGACAGTGTCAGCATGACCTTTGGCGTTTGATTCAGCTTGGTTGGCTTTTAGATCAGCATGAGTTTTGGCTGCGGACTCTGCGGCTGCGGCTGTTGTATCAGCATGTTGTTTTGCTTCCATTAATTTAGCATTCACATCATTTATCCGTGCTTGCTCTTCAGCAGTGACAATCCCATCAGCATAACTTTCCGCTTTTACCCTCTCTGCTTCTGCCTTAGTGATAGCGTATTGCTCAGCTGCAGATTGTGCCTCATTCGCTCTAATTTGTGCAAATGTCTTACCATCACTAAATACAACCTCGTCTTTGCTATCGATTGTCACTTTGTCATAGGTGTATTCTGCTAACTTGGCTCCGTCTATTTTGAGATTAATTTGTTTCTGTAGTTGCTTCCAGATAGCTTGCACTTGTTCCTCGGTATACTCAATGTAATCACCAAGAGATACTTTCTTCCTAGATTTATCCGTAATGCTTCGATCTTGCGTATGAACTCTTGCTTCCAAATACAACGGAGGATTAAACTTCGTATCTTTAATCTTGATTGTGTCACCGAATCGTATCTTCTTATTTTCCATGCCGGGTACATGTTCAAGGTCCGCAATCGTAGATTCATACTCAACGACTTCATTAACACGTTTCTCTAACTCATTTTCTGTTAAAGTTTTTAATCTACTCAAGGACATGTTTTGATCAGTCGTTTGCGGTTCATAGGTATCCCATAAGTGCTGCAATTCACCAGTTATCGGATCAGGCCTGCCCCATCGTTGTAAGGCTTCTTTATCCTCGACTATTACTTCTAATCGGGTTCCATCTTCTCTTTCAGGACCTAATCCTTTAACAGCAGTAAAAACGTTGTCTGTTTTCTCAATCCTTCTAATGCCTATTAGGTCTCTACCAAACTCAATTTCACGACCACGCCATTTACCAATGCGTTCTAGCAAATCTACAAATCTGCCAACTACCTTACCGCCTTTTACTTCTACACGAAAACGCAATTCTAACCCGAATTCAGTGGCAAGACGCTTCAAGAAAGCATATGGATTCGTGTGTTGCTCAATATGCATGGTACGGAAACCTTTACCTTCAATAATACCTGGGCGCCACTCTGTTCCATTTGTTGTATGGCTGACTAAGGTAGTTGCAGTCTGTTCGGTAAAGGTTTGTGGATCCATAACCTTTGCTTTTTTAAGCAATAAATAACTAGCTGAAGCAAATACTTCTATTTCTAGGCTGTCTCCGTGTGTCTTACCAGCTTCTTTGATAACAAATTCTTGGTATCCTTGATCTTCAGCTGGGATGATTACACGATTATGTTTACCAAGGAATGCAGAAAAAGACTTGTCCGCAAAAGTAATAAAATCAAATGTTTCTAGATTGTCTTTTAATGACTGTCTATGATTGTTGTCTATAATGTTTTTGGCGGTTATATAATCTAATATCTTGTCAGACTGTCCGTCTGTGATATGGATGATTGACATATATTCCCTCCTTTCTTGCAGGAATCCCCTCTACAAATGTCGAAATATGGTTGATGTAGAAGGAGGTGTAAAAATGTCTATTCATACAGATTGTCCAAACTGTAAAGAACCTCTAAAACATTTCCGTTCTAACGGAGTTGAAGGTAAGTTTATTTTGGCTGATTTAACCCCAGTCAATGAACAGGGTATTCGACCAATTAAGGATGGACTAGTTGTTGAAGTTTATACTTGTGATAATTGCGGTTTTGTTTTCCCAAAACTATTTCAGGAATGATTTAGCCCTAACTTCTTTATATTTAGTGGATGGTTTCTCTCCCAACAAGGTGAGAATTCTGTCCACCTTCTCTTCAATTCTTGTTAATTTATCCTTCTCCTTCATACATATTTCCTCCTTTTACCGATACCTCGGTCTATATTTTACCTTCGCATTAAAAGCTCCACTCGGCAGCACAGCCAATTGATTCTCACCTTTAGCCAAACTAAAAAAAGACCCTCCAAAGTCTTTGATCTCTTTGCGGTCTTCTCCGTTGATTAATAGTTCATCATTTACATGGTCAAAAGTTATTATGTCGCCAACACCGGCAATATAAGGTGTTTGATCAATGGTTTCTTGTTTTAATTCATACACATTCACGCTGTTAATTCTCGTGCGGAATGTTCTCCTTCTATCCTGCCAGTTTCCAATAAAAAGTTGAACGTATTTTAATTTGCCCTGGTACTCATTATTCACATCGTTAAATGTTTCAGTAATCGTTGCATAGTGTTTACCATTTCTAATTTCAGAGATATAAAACGTATATTTCTGTCCTTCTCGCCTTACTCGTAAATACATGAGAGCAACTCTTTGTAGGTCATCTCGCTTGTAATTACTACCGTTAATTGCATACCTTACTCCTGCACCTGCATATTCACCAACTCGGGCAAGTCCTATCCTGCGAGTGAAGTTTCTATTATTATCGTTTAGACCGATCTTGCCAAGCATATTCATGCCCTCGTCGAACATGTACACTTCCATGCGGTAATTATCTTCATCAAAGTTAGAAATGGTATCAAATATTGTTTCGATCTCAAAATCTTGTATTGGCGGTATTTCTTTTATAATAGCTGGGCCGTGAATCTTGGTTCCTGTACCAAACGTATCTGCCATAATACCTGTTCCGTCATATGTCATTGTTCCATCAACATCATTGAAACGATCGTCCACTACCACCCCTGATGTAGACCATGTATTAAGGGTTTCACCACGTTCCGATAGTACAAGTGGTTTTGTGTCAACCACTTCCATATCATCATCTCCAGGTATTCCAAGTAAGTTATATTCATCTCCATTGGATACCATGGCAAATGTTACAGGAGCAAGCACTTCTAGTTCGAATATGGGTTGGGCTTCGGCTGTGCCTTCGTTTGTTAGTATGTTTCCAATCGTTGTGTCTAAAATAACCTCTTTTTCTGGTCCGTATTTATGTTTTTCTCGAAGCAAGGTTATTGTCCCTTGATGTTTTCCGATATGAGGGCGTTCTGTATTTTCTTCGGCCCCTGCAAACTCACAATAATATGTCATGTCAGGCTCATCGCCGAATATAATTGGAACTTTTTCTTCTGTGACAATTAAATCACTAAAGGCATCAATTTTTTTCCTTAATTCTTTTCTATTTTTACCTCTAATCTCGTAATCTACCTCAATGTATCTAGTAGGAGATGAGCGAGAGACCACATAATCTTCATCAGAACCAGTTGGTCTTAGAAGGGATAAATTTTGATCAGCTGCGCCTCTTCCTCTTATTTCTATTACTCTCATAAAACTACTTGTATCTACCCCATTGTAAAGCAAATTATCACCCTCTAAATGATTTTTTAATATCGCTATCTCGATCAATATTATCCTTAACAGGGCGCCAAACAACCTTACCTACTTTATAACCATCCATAATAACATCTGTGGCTTCGATTTTTATTACTTGCTCTCCACCGCTATGCTGAACTTGTTCTCTTGTGATTGTATTTGTTCCTATAGTTAATGGAGCTATTTTGCCAATCGGTGAAGCTAAGCGCATTTGTTTTAATTTATTGCCAATAGATGGCTCTTCTGGTTTCATCCAGTCCGTCATCTGTTTAGCTTTATGCAGCATACTATTTTTCTCTCGATCAATACCTACTTGCCAACCGAGCATCATGTTTTTACCAATCATGTCACGCATCCATCGTGACGGTGAATGTATACCTAGTATACTTTTAATTTTCCCTGTAATCTTGCTGGTAACTGATTTAACTGCGTTACTAACTGCTCCTACCTTAGATTTTATACCACTAATTAAACCGTTAATGATATTTTTACCTATACCAACTAAATTAATAGATTTAAGAGGGCTAGTTATGGTGTTTTTCAAGCTACGGAAGATATTCCCTGTCCTTGTTTTCAAGTTGTTCCATACACCAATCACTTTATTCTTTATACCATTAACTAAATTGGATGTAGTGGATTTAATGCTATTCCAAGCACTAGATATTACGGATTTGACTGCGTTCATAATTTTGTTGATCAGCGAACGCACAAAATTAAAACCAGCATTCACCACATTCTTGACAACATTAACGCCGCCTTTAAACAACGCCTTAATTGCATTCCATAATCCTCTAATAATGCTTTGTAGACCTTTAGCAAACACCTTACCAACTTTGAGTATCTTACCAACAAACCATAGATTAATAAGACCCCAAACTAACTGTAGGGCGCCACTAAATATTTGCTTCGTTGCTTCCCACATCGCTGACCAGTTACCGGTAAATATTGCACTAAAAAACTTCACGATACCCAAGATCACATCGACAGCACCTTGGATTGTGTTTTTGATCGCATTCCAAGTATCAATTATCAGCAGCTTGATCAGTGGCCACATTGTTGTCATAACAGAATTGATTACATTCATCACTGTGGTTATAACAGTCTTTATTACATTCCACACATTCTGTGCAGCTTGTAATATCATCTGACCGTTTTCATTCCAGAAAGCAACCAACTGTCCCCATATGCTCATTACAAATGTGACAACACTCTGTATTACTGGCCGAATGAAATCAGATATAGCCTGAAATGCGCCAACGGCATCCCCCTTCATGGAATTCCAAGTTTCAACCAGTCTTATAGCGAAATTCTTAATCGTGTTATACACGTTACTTATGGCGCCAACCACAATCGGAATTGCAGCAACGATTGCATTAAACGTAGTTTTTACACCCGTTTTCACTCGGTCTAACAAACCTTCAATGCTTCCGACTCCACCCATAGCTTCATCAACTGCACCGATTACATCAGCTACGCCTTTTACAACAGCCGTTTTGATGTTAGTCCAAGACGTCTTAATACCACCACTGGCACTTCTTGCGATATCAGCAAATCCACCAGTTTTGTTGCTCAATTCCACAACCTTGCCATTAAACTGGTCAAATGTGACATCTCCAGCTTTTAAAGCATCATATAGATCGTTTTGCGCTGATTGTCCGGTAAAACCAAATGCCTTAGCTGTCTCATTGAGAGCAACCGGCATTGTTTCTTGAAGGGTTCGCCAAGATTCTAAATCTACTTCGCCTTTTGATAGCATTTGCACATATTGATCAAGACCACGCTCGGCATCCGCTACACTTGAACCTGATGCAATAAAAGCGTTATTAAGTGCCAAAGTAGTATCTACAGCACCATCCAGATCACCAGTCATAGTAGCTATTCTTTGCGTTGTTTTCGCTACGCTATCTAGAGTGGTTGGCAGTCCATCAATACCATCTGATAATTTATCTATAGCACCTTGCGATTGTTCGGCATCAAATCCCATAAGTTGCAATACTCTAGGGAAACTATTTAAAGTATCGTATCTATCTATTGCGCCATCTAAGGATTGCTTTAAAATATCAATTGCTTTGGCAGCGACTGCTACTAATCCAAGCGCTCCAGCTATTTTCCCTATACCAAGTGCAGCTTTCTTTCCTCCGTTGGCTACTCCACCTAACTCTTTATTTATATCAGTTACGCCTTTGGCAACGGATCCGTCATCCAATATGACATCAATTACTATTTTTCCATCTGCAGCTATAAAAATCACCGCCCCTCACGACTATTTCGCTTGGGGTTCGGTGACCCTCTAATTTTTATATTCGTTTATTTTTCCGCACCTGGGGCATTTGATCTCTGCCTGTCCAGATATACGGCCAAGTTTTTTATTACAATCTTCACACCGTATGGTTTGCATTTCTTTCATTTCCTCACCGTCTTTCGTGAGCTTATTCTTCTTTTAAGCGATATAATTCTTTCGCCTTCTGAATCTGGTTACGTTGTTTTTCTGTACCTTTTCCAGTAGGGAGCTCCATTGTACGGATATCCAATATTTCTTTAAACTTTGTATCCGCCCTTAACCCACCTAACAATGCTTTGAATTTCAGCCAATGAAGCTTGCCCTGCATTTCAAATAGATCAATGCCATAATCTTGGTAGAAGGATGCATATATGTACTCTGCATCCTGTTTAATAGAATATATTTGCTTTTCCTCATCTTCTGGCATTGGATTACCTTCAATATCCACTGTTTGTTCTTTTTCAGCATCTTTTCCAATGGTCTCCTGGAATATGTTAAAGAATATTTCTTCTTTGGTTTGTATGTCATAATCCAATTCAACATCCAGAAGCATTTCAAGCCCTGTTTCAATTTGAGTAATATCATCTATTTCCTTATCACTAAGAAGATCAATGAGCCTAAGAACGTTATCGAACGACATATCGATCGTGTATGTCGTTCCATCAATCTCTACCTCATCATCAAACGGATACGCCAAGTCAAACATGGCTTTCACCTATTTCTTTTTCTTTGATTTTGCGTATTTTTTGGCTTTGTCTTGTGCGGATACACCTGACATTTTGCTTAGTTCTGCTGCAATACCGTTCCCGACTTGTTCTAAATAACTGAGACAAGCCAAAACAGAAGGTGTTTGATCATAAATCTTGTCAAATGCTCCTTTACCAAGAAACAAGTCAAACCCTCGTCGCAATACCTCTTTTACATCTTCTAGATCGGCATCATCTTGCGGATTCAATTCATCTAGTTCTTTCATGATCTTTTCCTGCTTCTTTTCGAAAGAGAATATATTTTCATCTGTGGTGTCAAAGTAAAATGTTAATTCACCAATCTCAATCGGTATTCCGGTTTGTTGCGTTTGTATTTTTATAGCCATTAAAATCACTCCTAAAATAAAATAGAGGACTTTTGTAGTCCTCTTTTAAACTGTAGTTGTTATTGAGACAACATTGGAAGGTTCAGACTCCAATGCTCCATTTATGGTCGTTACATAAAACTCATATAGTGTGGAGGCTGTTAATCCAGTAGCTTGATGTGTATTTTCTAACACCTCCGCAACCTCCACTCCGTCTTGATAAACTTTGTACCCGTCAGCTTGGCTAACCGCAGCCCAACTTAAATCAACTGATGTAGCTGTTTCGTTCCTCGCAGTTAGGTTGACGGGCGCATTAGGGAGTTATTGTTGGCTTTCTATCCCAAGAGATAGCACATTCAAATGTAGCGTACTCAGAAGCTTCTCCACCTGTCACTTTCACATCTTTAAGAGTTGCTCTTCCTTCAAGAGTTTTTCCATCAGTTCGAACCTGCTTGAACATGACCTTTCTACCTTCTCCAGTTTCAAATTCTTTTCCAGCAATAAATTTCATAGCTGGATCCGTTTCATCATATTTCCCCTCGAAGGTGTATGTCTTTTTAACAGAGATCACATCATCTTCTGGGGTACCGTCCCCATCATAATAAGCTTGATCTTCGACTTCCTCATCCGAATCATCTGTAACATTAGAGATCCATTTTGCCAGACGATTATAGGTGGTAGTTCCCAATTCATCTGCAGGGATATCTCCTACATGATACTCGGTTAAAGCATTCTTTTTTCTAGGCATTCATTTTCACTCCTTGATAGATTGTTATTTTTGCAGATATGGATAATTGGTAAATAAAAAAACCTTGTTCATCCATCATGACAAGGCTTGGTAGCGATGCAGTTGTTATACTTTGAAAGTCATAGCTTCCATTACTGCTAGGTAACTCCTCTAACTGCTCCAACGTCTGATAAATCGTTGTTAGAGCATTCATGCAGTTGTCCTGTCGCTTGCTCTTTGTGTTCACTTGCACTTGGTAGTCTTTATCTCTACTTCCATCAAAATAGACCGTTTCAGCTCCACCAGGCATTGGCATAATAGAGATTGACTCGGATTCATCAAGCAAACCAATAGTAGAGTTAGCAAATAAATTCATGCTATTAATTTTTTGGTTTAATTTCAACATAAAGTCGAGATTCATTTCATCGCCTTCTTTGTAATACTTTGCCAGTCCGCTCCGTGTATCGCTAAAGCTTTGGCATCCCATTTCGGACCCGTACCAGGTGTTGTAAATTTAGCTCCATAATTGTAATACTGTCTCCGAGCATAAGGTACATTCCAAATGACAGATTTTCCATCAAGCGCAATACTAGACTGGTTACGTAAATCGCCACTTAGCATAGGAGCATAAATATTACTATCCGCATGTACTTGATTCACCAATGCATATTGCCCTAACTTTGTCATTTGATTGGTTCGTTTTTTTACACCCGATAAATCCTTAGTGACATTAACTCGAATAGCCATTAAATGACTTCCAGTTCATAGTGGTGTATTTTGTTCTTCTTTGGGTAATAACAAGGAATATCTTTTTTCAAGATGTAATCTCTACCCTCAAATGTGATGATAGATTCCTTAATGAATTGCTTTGGAATATTGATGCTGTGCTTAACATCAACAAAAATAACACCTTCAGCTACAATTTTCTTTTGTGTAGCATCTCTGCTAAAAACGGTAGAGTCATCAAATCGCACAAATTCCATTTTTACCGGAACAGCGTATTTGGGATTGCTAAAATCATCCTTACCTTTGTATTCTGCATAACTTATTTCATGGATAAGCCATGATTTCGGTATTGGTCTTACTCTCATCCAATCACCCCAGACCTCGATAAAGTAAGCCAACGGAATGTAAGTAATCTGCAGCATCATTAGAAAGCACGCTATTCTTTTGCGCTTGATTGCTATTTCTTCCGCCTGCAGACATACTCGTTCTCCCGATTTGCACACTGGAGGGCTCATTCATACCATAATCAGTAGTAGAGCCGATTTCATTAAAATATTCCACTTGTGCAGCAATAGCCTTTTTAAATTGTTCTTTGCGAATAGATACATCAGTTTCAAGTTCATTTGTACGATAGAAAAAGCGAGTAGCGTTATCTATAACGTCACTCGCTTTTTTAATTAGTCTTTCAAATTCATTAGGATCCATCTCAGTAAACCCAAGTCCTTGATATTCTGTATGGGTTAGGTAATTCAACACAATCACCTACTTTTTGGCTTGCTTTTTGGATTGTTTGCTTGTTTTCTTCCCTTTGCTTTCCTGTTTTTCTGTAGCCTCATGTCCTTCGGAGTCGCTTTGCTCGGTTTGCCCTTGCTCATTAGATTGTTCCTCCTTCTCTTTGGCTTCTTTTTCAGCCTGCTCCTTTGCTAGTCGTTCTGCTTCTTCTTTAGCTTTTTGCTCTGCTTCACGTTCAGCAGAATCATCAACTTTATAGCCTTTATTCTTAAACCACTCAATTAACCATTTATCATCTGTTTTACCTTCCCCTTTAACAAAAGACACACCAGCACTTAAGCCAGTGTAATCTTTGTTAGGTGCTTTAATTTTAGCCAAAATGAAAACCTCCTTATTTTACTTTAACGTTACGAAGCACGCCTGCTTTTCTAGTAGCTTTCAAGGCTACAGCTGCGACCATTTCAACATCTCCTGTTTTTACTGCTCCTGGAGAATTGAAGTTTGGTAAATAGTTACGGATAACTCCATTTCCAGTAGGCGAAACACCATGGAAACCATCCATTCCTAATCCAACTGCATAAAGGTCAGTCAAACCAGTTTGTGCTGTGCTAACAGTACGATCTTCAATTCCTACAATTGGAACCGTTGAAGTGCCATTATAGAAGTAACCCATATCCACCAACGGAATGTTGTCATAAGCGTTTACCTTGCGACCAAACGCGTCCTCTATTTGAGTTAGGTATCCGGCGCGGCGAGCAACCGACTGAATTTTTGTGATTAGCTTGTTATTACCCATAAGCATGGATGGTTTGCCATCTAACTCCGACAAGAAGTCATCTATGAGATCAAGCAAGGCAAATTTATTATCATTCAGTCCAGACTCTGTAGATAAATCGATAACAGAATCAGTATTAACTTCTGTACTAGATCCAGTCAATGCTTTGTCGAGTCCATCGAAAGACTTTGTATCTACTGCAGAATCACCATTAATAACAGTTTGGTGGAATAAGTTAGCAGCGCCTTTAATCTTTTGTTGCATTTGAAAATTCATCTCGTTAACTTGACCGCTAGTATCCTGAATAACACGGTCGATTTGGTATGACCCACCAAATATTTTCAAGTTAACAAAAAGGTTTTCACGGTCTGCTTCATTTGGTGTGTAATCTTTGTTCAACTCACGGAATGAAGCTGTAGAAGGTGTTTTCAAACGAGTATAACCATAAGTTAGTGTGCTTCCTCCTGTACCTGGTGAAACAGCATTATCAAATGTTAATTGGTCCAAAAGAAAAGAACTACGACGAAACTCGTCTACTACAAATTGATCAATCTTATCATGCATACCTACTTTTGCTTGTTGTAAAGTTACTGGCATTTAATCATCTCCTAAATTAATTTTGTTGTGTAAAATGTTGTGCTAATGCTTCTTGCAAATTAGATGGATCTCCATTCCCTCCACCTGTTTGGTGCTGACCGGTTGTAAAAGAAGGCTTGCCAGGTTCCTGCTTGTCTTCTTCAAACATATAAGGATCACTTTCTTTAATTGCTTTCAACTGATCATCAAGGCCGAGTAAGGTTTCTCCATCTAATTTAATTTTCTCGGTATCCAATAAAGCTTTAACAGCTTTCGGATTCTTAACTTTCGCTCCAGATAGAGCATCTTTTAAAGCAAAGTCGAATTGTTGTTGCTGTAATTGATCTTCATATTCGGTCTTTTGGGTTTCATTCGTTTGTTGTAATTCATCGATCTTAGCTTGCAACCCTTCTGCATCAACCTTTTTCAATTCTTCTAGCTGGGTATCGCGTTCTGATACTTGTTTCTTATAATCATTCTTTTCCTTATTGACTGCATCGAACTTATCTTTAGGAATATAATTACCATCAGAAACAACTGCAATCTTGTTATCACCTGCTTTTTCAGTTACTTGCTTATAAAGTTCTTCTCCTAACAATTCTTTTAAATCCATCTATTTCACTTCTCCTTATTAGTTGTTTTTAGTCATAACCCACTGACCATAGGAATGCGCTTAGTTCTACCCCAAGCCTTTAAAAAGGGCATAATAAAAAAGCCTTTTATGACGTCATGCTTTAGGACGTGGGTTAAATATTTAATATATATTCAACGTTTTCTGACTGTGCAAAGAATAGGATCTTCTTTCCTCTTTTTAAAAATGTTACATCCTCAACTGAATCTACATAATCTACATTTTCAAACTCATAACATGCGCCGCTTTTCAAAACTACTTTATAATTCATACAATCACCCTCTCATTTTCATATCTTCTTGGCAGATCATACTCTGAAATAAACTCTCTTACTCTAGCCTGTCGATTTCTCACAAGCTTTTTATACTTCAGGATGCTTTCCTCGTCTCCAACTTCTTCGGCTATTTTTAATGAGCGCTTCGCTTTTCTAACTTGTCGCTCATAATATCGTTGCTTCTGTTGTTGTTGATATCTTTCGTCTGCATCCTCTTCATCTATTTGAGGTTGGTTATTTGTATTCACACCTTCAACAAATGGATAGAAGATATGAGCACAATGAATGCCTCTTACCCCTGCTGGCGTTCCATATCCATAATCATAAATACTCTTGTATTTTGGGTTACTCGGATTTCTTTCTGTAGAAACTACTGTGCCTTGGATTGGCGCGCAAGCTGGTCTAGCTGCTGCATGACTGCTCATTAATACAAGATCCACTCCATATTCATCCATTCTCGACATTCTTAAATCATTATAAGTACGATTAACAGTAGAACGAATAACTGTTTGAGCGTATCTCTCCATGGACCAAGTGTAACCGCCTCTATCTACAAAAGAAGTTTCTACCCCTCTATCTGCCCATTTTATAACCGTTTCAGCTATAGCTTTATTTACAGTCGTTGTACCAGCTAAAACCTTGCCAGTCGTTTCTTCTACAATTTTTCGATACATCTTAGTGACTGTGCCTTCGCCATAATTGGTGGAGATCAGGGTTTGGTTTACAAAGTTATCAATCTCCCTAAATGTCTGATTTACATAGGATGCTAGTATCTGATCAATATGGCTTGGTGGCGGTAATGGTGGGTAAATATCTTTCAACTCATGATCAATGCTATCTATCGTTACTATTCCAGTCTCGCTAATAGCTTTTCTGATCTCCTTCTCGGCCATTCCAGTAGCCTTTGACAAAGCTCTGATTGTCTCGTTATTAACCATTTGCAACTGGTTTAATTTATCCACTTGCCATTCCAATACCGTATCCATGGTAATGTCCTTGGAGGTTTTTAATCGCTTAGCAATTAACAAGAATATTTCATTCTCTAGCGCTCTATAAATATCAGTTACTGGTTCGGTAAATACGTCTAGTTGCCTTGGTGTGATCTTCGGTTTCTTTGGATCCATTCAATCACTCCTCTGGACCAAATATAGCACCTTGCGCCTGCAGTTCTTTTACATCTGGAGACTGTTGCCTTTCTTCCTCAATAATTTCTTTCAACATATCCATAGCCTCTTCTTCAGTAAGTCCATGCACCTTCATAATGGCTCTCTTTTTCGATTGAATGCCAGCATTTAATAACTGTACTTGTTGTTTGATTTCAGCCTCTTTATCCTCAGCAATTGAATCATCAAAAGTAACAGTAACCTCATATTCTCCAGGAGCATTAATCATGCCATATAACTGACCCATAGCAACAATAGAGCCTATTAGTTCCTGCAATGCTGCTTCGATGATAACTTCATGAGACTGTTTGCTCTTAAATGTCTTAGATTGCTCGGAAATAACCTCTGTGGCTGTTTTCATGGATTGCCCATCAAATGTAAAAGTGCCAGATGAAAAGCCTGTCTGCATAGCGAATAAATTGAGTAGAGCGTTAATAGCTGATATATGTTCCTCTACTCTTAGAGTAATGTTCATTTCTTGAATCTTATTTTCATCCATATCTCCATTATTAAAGGCCTCATATGTTTCATCTGTGTCATCAAAGTAACGATGTGACTGGCCAGTCTCTGGATCAATAACAACCTTAACCATATGAGCAGGAATAACAATACGTTTCTTACCTAAACGGAATTCCCTATTAAAACTATCAAATGCAGTATCGATGGCTTTCATTGTATCTATTGCATTAGCATATATGCTGATTCCAAGTGGTGAGTTTGTGTCAACGTTATTGGCACTATTCGGCTTGAAGTAAGAGAAGATAGAGCGTTTTAAACCACTAATGTATACCTCTTCTTCCAGCTCCGGGAAATGATCTGCTAATGGTACTTTAACGCCTAAATCATCTCCGTTTTGAGATTCGTAGACTTCATTACGAATAACATAAACGCCATTCTCCCATAGATGCCATTCCAAATGCGTGTACTTCTTATCACGTTTCTTAAACTCAAAAGGGAACACTGCTTCATAGATCGAATCATTGCGCCAAGAGATCGGAATAAAACAATCTGCAGTAACGAAAGAAAGCATGATCTTGTCATCCTCGATGTATGGCTTAATAACCATACCGCCATGAGCAAAAGAATATTCTAGATAGTCCTGAAACTTCTTATCAAACTTGTTATGCTTAAATACGTCTTCGGTAAATTCCGTTACAGTATCATCATCAATACTGATCTCACACTTTTCGTTATAAACTAAAGAAGCCATTTCCGCAGCTACTGTTTTTGCCATCATGAGGGTATCCATTTTACGAGCTTTTTCACCGTCAATGGTTTTATACCTAATCTGGTGAAATGGCTCATGGTAGCCCTTATATAAGTCTTTCCATACTTCTATTTTGTTGAACATTTCTTCATTGAGCGAAATGTCTTTATGATCTGTTAGCTTTTCAATCGATTTAACTAATCCCAAATATGCAGCCCCCTTTCGTAAGAAATTCATTATCTTGTGAAACATGGCATCACCCCTTTACAGCACATACCTACGGTAAAAATAGTTATTAGCATATCTAGCTTCATCCATGGCATGGTTCCAGTCATCGATTGGTTCGCCGTTATCATCTCTTACATACATGCCAATTTCTTTTACAAAATGGTAGTGATCATATTTACTGGTATCTACCAAGAAGAATTGCTCATTTGTAATAGAGTTTTGGAATCGCTCAATCCCAACTTCTATTCCTCCACCTTGTTTCTTGGCATCCTGCGCATTATTATCTGCTCTCGTTGTAGCTACACCTGTTTTGTGTAATTCCTCTCTTAGAGATTTACACGCTGGATCCACAAATACTTCGGTATACCGCATTTGAAATTTATCTACACACCATTGAATGAATTCTTTTATTTCCTTCGCATAAGTACTCATTGCTTTTACTTGGCCTGTATCTTTACCTGAATGATAATAGTTGGCTGTTCGATTTAGTCTGAACTTTTCTCCATACCTTGTAACGATATTGCAGCTACATGATGTAGCATCTGATTGACCACCATCAGCAACGAAATACATTTCAAATGGCTTTCCCACTAATGTAGGAATTTGATTGACAGAAGGGTTAAACATTGAATAAATAACGCCCTCTGGCATTACTCTTTTTCCAAACCAGTCACGATCAAGCAAATATGGATTCTTTTTCAAAGTCTCATAGATTTCTTGCTTTCGTTCTTCGCTAATGATTGGGTTATCTTGTATAGTCCAATGTGTCCAACGTGTGTTTTGTACGTCGAATACTTCTGTAATAACAGGATGATTAGGAGCTGGTGGGTTTAAATCAGCTAGAAAATATCTATCTTGTGCTGCAAAGGTACGTCTAAAACACTCTTGGATCATCCCCATATTTAATAAATTGATCTCACAAAAAACAACGCTACCTAATGACATACCAGTAATAGCACCAACACTATTGGCTTTTGCTCCACCTTTGTAATAAACTCGCTTGATTCCGTTAGGTGTGTGTACTTGCAAATGATCTCCATGCTCGTCGTGTTTGATTTCTGCTAAATCACCAAATATATGCATTAAACCAGTGCCATCACCATCTATGAACAATCGAAATGCTTGTTCCTGGTTATAAGCTGTAATCAAATGGTTAGAATCTCTAGTCAACGTTAAGTAATCGGAGTACCGAAAATGTCCAGCTGTTGTTTTTCCACTTCTTGGGGTTCCCTCTAATACGTCCATTGTGTAGTCATAAGGCCTGTATATCGTTTCTAGTTGTTTAGGCGAAAACTTAATCTCTGTTTTGCTCATAAGCCTTACGTCCCTCGATTAATGCTTCTAGTAATCCTGTATCTTTCTTAGTACCTTTCATCAATCTAATTTTTTCTTCTAGCAATTCGATTTCTTTCTGATCTCTAACATTTCTGATGTCTAATGCTCTTAGTTGAAGTTTTAGCTTAGGATCAAACATGCCAATATGCTTACCAATCAATTCAGTTGATTTATTGGCTCCGTTACTATCGAATTGATATTCACCAGTAGGAACCATTTCTCCAGCTTCTGGATCCCATACCTCTACCGGTTCAGCTTGCATTGATCTATCAGAGATATCTTTCAACCGTTTAAGCACCCAATAAGCATCCAGTCCTAACTTTTCAGCACGTTTATCCTTGAGTTCTTGTACACGCGCGGAAATGTTAGCTTTTGATAACAGTTTTGATGCAGTAACCCTCGCTGTTCTTTCGCTATATCCTGCTCTAATCGCTGCTTGAGTAGCATTTAAATCTATGATGTATTCCTGACAGAATAACTCCTGTTTTGCTGTTAATTTAGCCATTTATGTCATCACCCTACCTCCTTGTATTAATAAATTTATGCATATAAAAAAGCACCACTATGGATGCTTATGTTATCATCTCTTTGTACTTTTCGAGGGAATACTTCTCTATCTCCGAAAGGTTTTCTAATACTTGAGTCATTTGTAAGTATAATAGATTTGCAAGATATTGATTAATACTTAATTCTACAAACGAACAATTTTTGTCATTTCCCTCCAACAGTTTATCAAATGATAATTCAAATAAATTTATGGTGTCGCTAATGTATTTCGCAGTGTAGCCAAATTCATAGAAATCCTCATCTTCAATAAATTGTCTTAGTTTATTTAATGCTATAATTGCATCCTTTAGTTTCCAAACGGAATTTATACTATTAGGTATCGCATTATTAAATAAGTCATTTATATAGAATGCATCCTTTAACTCTTGTCCATTTAGAGTTTCCATTTGAAATTCTTCGTTTACTTTAGAATTTATTTCTGGAAGGTCTTCTATTTTTGGAAGATCTAAAAAAGTTAGAGAATGCCGATTTAAGATTCCTTCTTCTTTTAATGACTCTACAATCATTCTCCTCTTTTTAAACAAAGGCAAATTAGGATAAGTCATAAATTTTAATATCTCCGCTGCTTTAACATACTTTTTTGTTTCTAAGATTATTTTACTATAGTGCCTTTTTTCTACAGAATATACTTGTAAAGTAGTTATTTGAGCAATTCGTTGGTTAGTATCAGCTGCTCTTTCGTTTACTTTATAAATTAAAAAAGTCAGCAAAGACATAACAATCATGCTCAATATAGAGGTATAAAGATATAGCAGAGAATCGTTTATATTTCTTTTATAGTCCCAATATCCTAGCGCTAAACCAATGCCTAACAGTAAGCCTAATACGAATAAAATTATATTAACTCTTTTGTTCATAGAAATGGCCCTCCTCTTTAAAAGAATACCATAGAAGCCCTTCAAAAGGACGGGTTTAGAGGAGAATTAAAAATGTATTTGCAGAAGGTCAGCTTTACCTCGCCGACCTCCCTTCCATTCTACACGCAGCGTTTTTCATTTGTCATTTGTTGGGCAAAGTGTGCATTGTGTGCAAAGTGTGAAATCTGTGCAATTTTGTCCACTATATCATTCTTAATTGTATAGATATGCCTTCTGGATAATCCCATATGCTGACTAATAGCAATCATACTCATACCGTCCAACATGCACTCTAATACAGCTTTCTCTCTTTCCTCGTTTATTACTGGAATACGTTGTTGAATAAAGAGCACTTTCTTCTCCAGCTTTTCCACCCACTTACTTTTCTTATCTCTACGAATTACCTCCATCGCTACTGGATCACTTGTATTACCTTGTGCCTTTGGCATTGCTGACTCGATTCCTGACTGAGCTACAACGTTTTCTCCTATATCTTCAAGTATTCCTCTTTGTCGTTTGATCTCGTTGATCATCCATGCATAATCCCTCAGTGTGTTTTCGATTTGCTGCTTGTCCATTCCAACCGACCCCCACGTCAAATAAATGTTGTACATATTCACTACGCTTAACAGGTGATAGAGCCCCCACTCGTTTATCCCGTCTGTATTTGCTTATTTTCCATTGGTAGATCATAGCCACACCAAACTCGCAAAGAGTAACGCCATTGAAATAGCGCATAGAAATGCCATATTTTCCTGTAGTTTTTTATCCTCTTGTTCTCCAATTGTTACTAAAAAGCTAATTACCAATATGATTATTACGATTACTTTGAATGCTGTTATCATTTTCCGACCCCCTAATTAAAATAAAAAGGACACCAAACGGCAGCGTATAGCTGTCATTCAGTGTCCTCCAGTTGACTGGTAGAACTTATTTCAGTATGTTTCTTTCCCAATAATCAATATTTATTTCATTATCTAATTCAAAAAAGACCACTATTTTTTTTAATGATTCTATACCTAATCTTAATGAAAACAAAATCTCCAGTATGGGATCTTCATATACTCTCAAATTTTTAATCCCTGCTAAACCATTTACGTTCTCAAATTGGTCCATTGCATTAGCTGAATGTACTTGTCTAGAGTATAGTCCATATAATAATTCATATTCCGCTTCGTAGCCACACCACTTTGATAACTGCCTCATACTTTTAGGTCCATTAAATAAGCTATACCATTTAGGATACTTTCCTTTTTTCTCAAGTCTATCCCATTCAACTTTTATATTGTTGTATTGCTCTTTTGCCAAAACGCTAATAAAATGCTCTTCTACTTTTCTAGCTTCATTGACTAAACCTTTGTTATCAGCTTTAATATCTAGAAATTCTCTTATTTTTATTCCTCTATGATTTTTTGTCCGTAATAGTTTAGATAGACTTATTTGATCCTTAAAATTTGAAAAATAGTAGGAGAGTGCTCTAATTTTATACTTATCCTTGGTTTCAATAATAAAGGAGAAATATAGAAAATTCTCTATTAGATCTCTGCTAATTGACTTTGCAGCATTCTCTGACTTATTCTCTAATAATATAAAAATTGCATCTAACTTCTCAACAATTTTTCTAAAAACCATTAAGGTAATAAAAATCTCTTCAGGTATCACCGCACGTCTTCTATTATAGTTTTCAATAATTTCATTAAAAATCTCTTCATGTTTTTGTATTACTAACCTTAATTTATCTAGATTTTCCTCTATATCTTTCATATGTTTCCCTTCTCTCATTACACTTACTGGGCTTTTCACTTAAATTATGACCATTATAGAAGTAAATTATAAAGACTGTCTTAGCCTAAACCATAAAGAAACAATATTCGAGGTGGTATAATGCCAAAAATTAAAAATATATCTTAATTCATCTTGATTTGGAATCGTCTTGTTTTCCATTCTTTGTATTATATCATCGAAAGAGCAAGCAATTTTTTCGTGACTGACATTCAACTTGGTATAGTCCGCTAGCGACTTTGAACCGTGTCTTGATAAAAAGCCAAAAAGATTAGCACTGTTAAAAATCCCAAAGAACTTTTTGCGAGTAGGATTTTTTGTTACTAAATTTAACCATCTATCTAAAAGTACATATTCCTGTTTATAGTCACTGCGTTTGTGTATAAATTTTTCTTTATTTCTTTTAACATCTTGTTCAATAAACTCCAAGATATTACTCACAATATTTATAAAGTCCGGTCTATTATAGTTGTTTAGCTTTCCCCATGTATGCATAACCATGCTCAGTTCCCTATCTTGCAATATCTTATTAACAATATAATCAAATTCACTTAATTTGAATGATTTCGTTGGATTGAGGTTAGTAAAAAAAGGTATACTGTAATTATTTAATATAGATTTTAAGTTCATCGACCATATTAATTCCTGTATTTCATTTTTGTTAGCATTTATTCTTTCTATGCCCCTTCCTGTTTCACTATACGTCAAAAAATTCGCGTAACTAATAGAGTGGTAATTAAAATCTGTGATATTATAATTTTTAATCTTTGATTCAATTGTTGCAATGGATATATCTTCATCTGTAGGTAATGCTAACCTTGAAAAATTGTAAAGTTTATAGGCGGCGTTATAAAATGACAACATCACTCTATGAAAAATAAATGTATTTTCTACCCCAAGTTTCTCTATAAACAAGTCCGCTTCGGAGTGTGAAATATAAAATTTAATAGTGTTATTCCTAGGTACATCATCAAATAAAATGCTGTTATAACTTTCTAATGAAAAGATATCATTATCACAGCTTGGTAGTTTGCAAAAGTGTATATCAATCATTAAACCTAATCTCCCTGGCCCATGCCCACTCAAAACTCTTCCCCCTCATCAAACTTGATGCGCTTCACCCTCCCTTGATGTGTAATCACTTTCGTCTCACCATGTTCAGGTAAATAGCTCAATTTAGCCTCTCCTTGACAATATACGACAACAAAAGGCTTTTCTCCTTTTTCTATATCGACATTTAATTTACCTTTTTCAAATGGAATATCCTTTAATCTCATAGCACCGACCCCCTGTTGTTATTTCGTTAATTGCTTATTGAAGCACTCCTGGCAGAGATAGCTTGTATTGCTCCTTGATTCATTCCCACACTCGATACAAACCTTCATAACATCCCTCCTATGGCTATTTCATCTATTTCCCTCACACTGATCTCCACCCTTGGATTATCTGAATAATACTTTGCAGCATATAAATCTACTATCTGGCTATCATCTTTGTATATAATGCCATTAAGGGCATCTTCAATTCCTTTGACATAATTGCTGGTGTCCGCCTTGGTGACAGGGCGCTTAATTCCTGCCAGAAATAGCGCTCTGTCTTTCTTTGTTGCTGACTTAGGTATTCGCCTGTAAATCTTAATAGAAACTTGTAGCGCCCCCTCAAATGGAATTTTCGGGGCATATTGTTTGGCTATGATAGATACATAGTTCTTATAATTCTTGCTTTCCTGTGGATCGTAGAGCACAGTTTGCCCTCTCTTCTTACCACGTTGTATTTTGCCAGCTCTTGGCCTTGCTTGCGGAACCGGTTGTCCAGGTATTATGAAATCAACCACCATAAGCTCTCGCCGCCTTATTCTTTTCATCGATGTGTGTCCACTCAAGCCTGTATAGGCTAACATGCGCTAAATCTCTACCATCTGCAGTTTGTGAAACACCTAATCTATTAAGCTTGTTGATGAGAACTTGTTTTCTTTCATTTATTTGCTCCTCCATCGTGAGGGTCACCTCCATTGTTATTCATTAAAACTAATCGATCCAATAAATCCATCCTCTTTGACATGAATTTCCTTCTCAGTCATCTAGGGAATCGAATTTAGTTGCTGGTATACCTAATCGTTCCCGGTTCTCATTAATTCTTTTTAGACCTTTTTCACAGTATTCTTTATCTAATTCGACCCCTATCCAATTTCTGTTTGTGTTATCCGCAGCAATTGCAGTTGTACATGAACCCATACAATTATCCAGTACAACTTCTCCTTCATTTGTGTATGTTTTTATTAGATATTCAAATAAAGATTCTGGCTTTTGAGTTGGATGAAAGGTACGTAAATCACGTTTGAAAGAGACTACTGATTTAGGAAAATTTTTATACCTTACCACATGTAATTTATTTAAGGTTTTATTACGGATGCCTAAAGCTTGCATTTTGGGATCCTTTTTAACCTGTTTAGGCTTAATCTTTATCAGTCCTTGTGGATTATAAGTAGGTAGCTTTTTATAAAACACACAAATATTTTCATGATTCTTTAATGGCATACGATTCGCATTTGGAAATCCGGTAACATGATTCTCTTTCTTCCATATCCATTCATATCTAAACCACTTAAAATTTGAGTTTATTAATTTTGTGGTAAACGGTTGGCTTGCGGTAAGTACAATAGCTCCGTTATCTTTTATAACGCGTTTATATTGCTCCCAAAGTAGATCAAAAGGAATAATTTCATCCCATCTGCATTGGGTAGTACCATAAGGTAAATCACAAAGGATCATATCAATAGATTTATCATCTATACGCTTCATCCCTTCGATGCAATCACCGTTATAAATCTTATTTTTTTCTAAAGTCATATCTTTTTCCCCTCTCAGTATGTTAGTATATTTTAGAAGGGAACACACGTTCTCTATATTTAATTGAGACTTGGGCACAAGTCTCTCTTTTTTTACATGAAGCAACTTTCACTAAAACCACAAAGTCCCAATATAATCCCACAGTGACCTACGCTTTTTAGCAAAAAACTCCCTTTCTTTCCGCAGCCGACCTTTTCTCATTTGTTTACTCCCTTCGGATCGTATACATATCTTCTTCCAGAGACCGTAATAATCGTTGGCACTTTCTTCACCTTTTCAATTGTCACGATAGGACGGTATTTCTCACCTTTTTCAAATTTCCTCACGTTACTCCCTCCCCTTCAACAACTTACTTCCAGTAGCAAAAGCCTTCTCAATATCATCAATTTTTCCGGCCATCCAAGCTTCATAGAGCGCAAAAAATACTTCATGAGGATTTCGACTGGTCCATTTGGCAATGTACATTACGCTCTTTCCATCTCTCCAGAGCCTTAGAATTTCTTTAAACTGCCAGAGTGGCATTCCAAAATCTATATCACTATCAGCAAATAACACCTTTGACTTTTCCTGTGGGAGAACCGGCGCATTGCCACCTAATGTATTCATGCGCTCATTCTCTCCGATTCTTTTAACCGTTCCCAGAGTTGCTCTATATCGCTATCATCCCGAACAAAATCACAATGACTATCAGGGCATGGCTCAAACTGTACGCCCCATTTATGTTCAATTGCTAGACCGCCTTGTCCGTTACATGTTTTGCACATTTTAAAACTCCTTCCTACGGTAATCTCTACCGTTCATTGTGATAATTTCCGTGTTCTCCATCATCCGAGAGAAGTTGCGCTCATTGATCTGCGCACGTAATTCCTTGCTGTTCAGATTCGTTGTGTAAATGGTTGATTTACCAGAACGATCGTCCAGTATTTCAAATAGCTTTGTATTTGCCCATTCGGTATGATGTTCAGCTCCAATATCATCTAAGACCAATAAGTCTACTCGTTGGATAACTGCTAGTAATTCATCCTCTGTTACACCTTTGTTGTTATACGTCTCTTTAATCTTGGTGAGCAACTTCGGCAATGATAGAAACAAGCACTCTTTCTTTTTTTCCATTAGTTTTTTGGTTATTGCTACTGACAAATGACTCTTTCCGGTTCCATAACTACCATGGAGAAGCAAGTTCTTTTTACCATCAAACTCCTGTATGTAGTTCATGATGTTTTGCTTGGCAGTTGCTAGTTCTTGACTGGTAGGTTCATAATTTTCTAAGGTTGCGCTTTTTAAGTTGTCATTCATAAGAGAGTAATAATCAAAAAACTGTTTCATCTTCTCACTCCGCAGCTGTACTCTTCTCTGCCCAGCTTCTTCAGCAAGCTTTAAATCCTCGCACTTGCAACCAACATTTACCTCTATCCAATCACCTTTACTGGGTCCACCTGTAATTTGCATTTCTTTCTTCTGGACAGTTCGTCCGCACCCTTCGCAATCATAGGTAATGATCAAGCGTTCGTTAGGTTTCAATAAACTAATTTGTTCCATAGCAACCTCCTAAAATCCGTAATTATAACCGTCATCTTCGGCTTCTTTTGGTCGTTTTGGTTTAAATGGAATAGTGTTGTTAGGCTTCTTTGCCTTAAATTCCATCTCATATTTACGCGCATCCTCCACAGTCTTTACTCCAGCTTCTTTCCAGTTCTTTAAGATGCCCTCCACCATATTCACGCCTTTAGCTTCCGCTTTGGCAGCAACCTTCATGGAAGCAAGCAATAATCCGGAGCCCCATTCATCAAACCATTGTCCAATTAATTCATGATTGAATGGAGACTCGGTAACACCTCTCTGTAAGTTCGCTTGATAGAAATTCATAACTTCGGAAAATTCCTGTTCGGTACTACTACTAAATAATTCTTTATCATTCTTATCATTCTTGTTTATATCCATCGACTGTGTATTTACTGTGTATTTACTGTTACCATCTTCATTTGTTGACTGGTACAATTCCCAATTTAACAAGGTTATGAGTGTGTATTTTCTGTTACCATCTCCGTTACTTATGGAAATCATGTTTTGTTTCTCCAACCAAGTTAAAATGCTTTTTATTGTTTTAGGATTTGGCTCTTTCCAAGCCCCTTGTTCGTAATATCCAACTTGATTTGCTATCTTCCTCATAGAGGTTAAATGTTGACCTTGCTTTATTGTCATGAAGGATCCATCACGCATCGGCACTTTGTTCTCCTTATGATTGACCATGTATTTTAAATATTGCCAAACCCGATGATAGAGGGGCGGCATCATCCATATATCACTTTGTAACTCTTTTCTAAAATCCTTTATATAACCTTTCATCAACCACCCCTCCTGGGTTATCTACTAATTTCGCAAATAGCTATACGACCTTTAACTTTCCTCACTGTGTAGCCTGGATAGCCTACTCTTAAATAATCGATAATCATTTGTTTCAATTCCTGTTGATCTTGTGCTTGCTCCCAGAATTTCTCTGGGAGCCTCACCTTTGATTCGTTATGCATTTTCTTTGCAATCCTCACAAGTTCTTGGATAGCCTGGTTCCTCAAAATCTTCCATATAACCTCCGCATACATTGCATAACAGACCATTTATAATCATTTCTGCAGCTTCGCCCATTACTTATCGCCTCCAAAGTCAATCTCTTCTTGCTTTGGTTGTTCTTTGTTATCCTGATATTCTGTGTATTCAGCATCTATAATATCTTCTTCATCAAAATCTGCTGTTTGTTCGATTGGATCCTGATCATCCTTGGAGACGGCCGTTTGCATTTCCACAGATAAGATCCCCCATTTATTTAACATGTTTCGGATAACTGTTTTCTTCGCCATTGCATCCCAATCATTCTTCCATCCAAAATCTGATTTACTGAATTTCTTCTTATGCTTTTCCACTTCTTCTCTGGACCAATAAACCGTCTTTCTGAAACCATTCAGAAGTTCGAAGTAACCGGTATAACCAATAACCTTATCTGAGGATTTTCCTTCAAAATCGATCTCGATTTCCTCTGTGAGACGGTTCCATGATTTCAATTCACCCTCATATACTTCAATCACATTAATATTTCGATATTGGCCTGTTCGTAATGCCAATTGGATGTAACCCTTGTAACCTAATTGGAATTGTGCTTTTCCACCGTATGGAACAATCCAGGCGTAACCCAAATTCTTATCAATAGGTAAATCTAATGTTGCAGCAATCATGGCTGAAGAAATAACACTCATTGGCTCTGATTTCTGTAACATCTTTTCACTGTTATACAGGCTCAAAATAGATGCGGTGAATTGTGTCGCTCTTTTCCCCAATACTTCTTCAAAGCGTTTCATAACTGCTGGGGAAGCAAGCAAACCCTTCATTGTAGTTCCTTGTCCATTTTGCACTTGGTTGTTACCTTGTTTTTTATTAGCGATTTGATTTTTCAAAGTTGAGTTTGTAGCCATATTATCCAATCTCCTTTACGTTAAATCTGCGAGTTTTAGTAGTTTTTAATACTGAGTTATATACATCAGGGTATTTACTCTTTAAAAGCTTGCTATCGACTCTATTTTGCGTTACTGGCTTCCAATCCACTTGATAGTTTTTAACAAAACCAGTTTCCGCAGTTTCTAATTCTTTTTTGATTTGGTTTTCCGTTTCTTTTTGAAGTGTCTGCAGCTGTTTTATGTTCTGTTTTAGTTCCAGTAAGTTGTCTAGCTTTTCTTTATAACTGAATGAAAGATCAACAACCTTATCTGGATCTGATTCAGCATAGCGATCCTTTAAAAACTTCTCCGCAGCACTGGATCCATCTAATGCAGGTGGATTATTACCGAGTACATGGTGATTCCAAAAATGAACCTCCGCATCAAAAATCATCTTAATAAGCTCTTCGTCCCGTTCAATGTCTTTCCAAATGAATTTCTGTCCTCCGATTAGTACAGCTATATAAGCATGTTCATAGCCTGTTACTCCTAAATAGTGTTGTACCTGGACCAAGTATGCTTCTGGAATTTCCTCGCTTTCCCAATCTTTGGCTAGATAAGCACTTGCTGTTTTACACTCAAGTAGTGCATTTTCTCCAACCACTTTCCGATCGATGTTAGCCATGATAAATGGATATTCCGGATGCTGTAGCATGAAGTTATTGCGCCTTACCTTTTTACCTGATCTAACTTCAAACTCTTTAGCTACCATGTCCTCTAGCATGTTTCCAAAATAAGCTGCCTCTCCTGCGGTATCTTCAATATCTGACTGGCCTGTCTTATCCAGCCATAATTCAAAAGGTGTTTTCCATTTATTGAGTCCAAGGATAATAGAAGCTTCTGAACCTCCAATCCCTTTAGTACGCTCTTGCAACCATTCTTGGTGAGTCATTTCGATAGTATTTTTAGCCATGCTTATTCCTCCCAATATTGTTTTTCAGAGGGTTTTCCGCTATAATTGAGTTACGCTATTAGAGAAAAACCCTTGATAAGATCCCATTGCCGTGGGGTCTTTTATTTTGCCTGTTCATAGGTTGCTCCCAACAATTCCATTACTTCTTTTGTTTGGTTCGTAAGACCTTCTACCAGTAAAAATTCATCGTTATAAACCATTACCTCGTCACCTGGTAACACTTCGTTTCCTAGTAGATCATCACCGACTGTTTCTCGTTTAGGTGAGTATGGGTACCCAGTTTCAAGTGTTCTTTCAACCAATGGATGATTCATAGATTTACCTCCTTAATTAATAAAAATGATGGCTTTAAATTTTTCTTTCCATCCCCTAACAAATTCCACACCATTATCTAAATAGCGAGAAGATACCTTAACACCTTCAAATTGTGATACTTCTTTGTTTGCATCTTCTTTATTTTTAATTCGATGCTTGATTGCCTCTACTTCAAATCCCAAATCTAGCAATTCGCCTACAGTATAATCACGATAATTCTTTTGCATGTTTATCCCTCCTAAGCATTTGATAGTGCATAAATGATCCATATAACGACTGCACTAAATCCTGTCCATATTTTGATAAGATGAAATTTTTCGCTCATAGGATTTTCCTTCTCACTACTTGGATATCAATGCCTCGTTGTGCCATTTCATCCATTAAAGCTTGGAACTTGTCCTCACGATATTTATTGGTGCTCATGCGGTTTAGTTCACCCAATGAGTTCAATGCATCATTTAACCTGTATCTAGCTGATACGAAGTCCCCTCTATCAATCTCCTTAACTACCAAACCAATTAAATGTTGGATGCAAAAATGCTCTCTCTTAGCTTGTTTCGTATCTTTAGGTAAAAAGTGTTTGTCGTAACTCACAGTATCCCTCCTAGTTTGATAATGGCTCCTGCAGTCTGTAATAAGCTGGAAAGCATGTGAGTGATGTTTGCTACATCTACATTCAGTACAAGAGCGACTAATAAATCCTGAGAGTTTGTTTCTTTGGCCCATTTGATTAGATCTGCTGCTTTCAACTCCAGTTTGTTTCCTTCCAGACGTGAAACGTTGCTTCTAGATATGTGAAGCCTCTCCGCCATGCACTCTTGGCTCATTCCAGCTTGTTTACGCATTCTTTTTAAAACTGCTCCAAATTCCAATTTCCTCACCCCCCCTTTTATGTGCATTACCTGCACATATGCCTGTAATTGCAGGGGTTGCACAGTATTTCTTGGGTGACTGTTTTATAATGTAATTACCGACCCCCACTCGGTGTTAAGATATAACTTGTTTCGTTTGCTCTTCTATCCAGTTCATGAGAGCTGTGTAAGGTATTCTGATTTTGTTACCCTCCTTGATGCAAGGAAACCCGTTATGTTCTGTCTGTTGGCACAGTTCGTATGTTGCTGTTCTACCAATCCTTAGAATTTCGGCTGCTTCAGGTACCTTTAAAAATCTAGGTGCTTCGTGGTAGCCGTGTGATTCTAGTAATCTTTTAATATCGACCAGATGCTTTTTGTTTTCTTCCTGAATTATTTGTCGGATGGCTTCTTCCATGGACATTTAGATAACCTCCTGGATAGTTTGCTGTCGATTAGCATTGTCGATCTCAATTTTTAAACTTGTGGAAGGTTGCCACATTCCGATAAATCGCAATCCTTCTTCAAATTTCTTTTTAGGAAGCTCACCATATCTAGGTATTTCAAAGTGATTTTTGAAGTCTCTCCAAAATGCTGAAAATACTTTGAATGCCATTTCTTTATATGCAGGCGTTGTCTTTCCGCCTAAAGATTCGACAACGATGATGTTCGCTTTTCTTTTGATTGCATGTTCTTGATTTCCGTCAATTCGCATTGTTTCTTTTAGCATGTTTACATCTGATTGAATCGTTTCTATTTTTTCTTCATGTTCGAGAGAGAGTTTTAACATTTCAATTCTTTGTTCTTTATCAGTTAGTGCTCTTGGTTTATTAAGTTCTTTTTCCATCTCTTCAAATCTAGTTACATACTCAGCTGTAAAAAGAACACCTTTTTCACCAGTCATTTTATTAGCAACCATATCGCAGCCTTTTCTGGTTAATAAGAAACATGGTCTTACTTGGTTGTTATTATCTTTGTAAGTGCTTTTTATGAAGAATTCGCTGTGGGCGATTTCGCCCTCGGCTAAATATTTAATGTAACTGCGTATGCTTTTCATTAATCCGTTGTGTTCTCTGTTGATCATTCTTGCTACACTGCGACTATCAGTTACTAATTGGCCATCCTTGGAAACGACTTTTAATTGATTCATTTGCTCTCCTCCTAGATTGCTGTTTTAGCAACGTTTTTAATAAAAAAATCGGTAATTTTGCAATTGAGTGTTTTAGCCAATACTGGCAATTGTTCCGCTTTAAAAGAATAAGAACCAGTTTCATATTTTAAATACGTTGAACTGTTCTTGAAACCTAATCTTTCGGCCATTTCCTGTTGTGTAATACCTAATTGAATTCTTCTTTCTTTGATGTAGGATAAGTTTAGCGTATGCATAACTACCCTCCTTTGCTCTTTTTAGTTGCTATTTTAGCAACGATTTAATTAAATAATACATTGCTATTTTAGAAATGTCAATAGTTTATGTTGTTATTTTAGAAATTAATATATTTTCCATTTTAGAAACATGTTATACTTGCCTTGCTAGTATAGAAAAGGGTGTAACTTATGAGTATTGGACAAAGAATTATAAAAACAAGAGAATTAAAAGGTTGGAACCAAAGAGAGTTATCTCGTAGAGTAGGTTTAAACGCTAGTGTAATGAATAGAATAGAATCTGGTGAAAGACCCGTCAAAGACCATGAGTTGGTTAAAATTGCATCTGCGCTTGAAGTTACATCAGATTATCTAGTTGGTTTATCTGAATCACCTTACAGAACACAGGATGAGGAATTAGAAGAATTACTCAAAGATCCCAACACTCAGCTAATGTTTCATGACTGGAAAAACATGTCCGATGAAGAAAGAAAAGAAGCCATCGACATGATTAAATACATAATGTACAAAAGTAAAAGGGGAGATTAGTTTGAAAAAGATATTATTTCTAATGTTTGCATTAGTTTTATCTGTTGGTTTAGTAGCTTGCGCCTCTTCAGATAGTGAATCTGATAAGAGCGCAGATGCCACTGAAACTGATAGCGGAAACGACAAGGCAAAGGATGAAGAAAAAGAAAAAGAAGATAAAAGTGAAAATGAAAATGTTCAAGAGTCCGAAATGGGTAAAATGACAATAGCTTATAAGAATAAAGAGCTAGACGAAAATGCCGAAAGTGGTCCTATGAAATTGAATGTAAATGCTATACAAGTCGCTGATTTTGAAATAGCTGAAGATTATCGAGATATGTTTGAAGGTAAGGAAAAAGCTACTGTTATTGTTTTTAAAATGAAAGCCGAAAACACTTCTGATGATACTATCGGATTTTATCCGGATCAGGCTACCATTACAACCGATGCTGGAGATCAATCAGATGCAGATATTCTTCTTTCTGATGAGGTTGGAGGAGACTTCATTGGTAAGGTGAAGAAAGAAGGTCAAGTGTTTTTCTTAGTTGACACTCCTTCAAAGGATATAAGCAAAGTTAACCTAATTGTTGATGGAGCGCACGATGAGAACTTTGAACAAGTTGGAGAACAAATAAAAAAGGAGTTTCCAGTCAAATAGCATTTAATAAGGTGTACATTAATTTGTGCACCATATTTTGTAACATTAATAGAACATACATTCTATTTTTAGGGGTGATTATCATATTTTATACGCATTTGGAAGATTATATCAATGAGTTGTATAAAGATATGTCGATTAATGAACCAGGGCAATTATCGATTAAAAATATAGCGAAGAAGCTAAAGATCAATATTATCTATGGAAGAGTTAGTTTATACTTCGAAAATTACATTGTGCTTAAAAGGTCAACTAGCGAAAAGGAATGGCAGTTGTTTGGAGAGGAAGTTTGCCACTATCTTCGTCACATAGGAAATCATATTCCGATGCATGAGTTATTCATGGATTATCAAGAGAATCAGGCAAATTATTTTTCTTATCATTTTTGTGTACCCACTTTCATGCTAAATGATATAGAAATACCTACAACGCACAGAATTATGGAAACGTTTAATGTAGAACAACACTTTGCTGAAAGACGGCTAGAAATGTATAAAAACAAACTACTACTGGAGGGGAGAAGAAATGAAAGTAGTCTCATTAGAATATAAACGCAGACAAAAACAGGCAGAGGAAATCGTTAAAGTTCCTCTGTACGATAAAATCTTCTTGGACGAGAACGGAAATCTAACTGGAAACATTATTAAATATATTGATACACCTAAAAGTTGGTTAGAGGAAGGAGAATAAATGTGAGAGGGCACATTAGAAAAAGAGGAAATAAATATGCAGTGGTTGTTGACATTGGCCGAGATCATAACAACAAGCGAAAACAAAAGTGGTTCAGTGGTTATGAAAGAAGAAAAGATGCTGAAAAGGATTTACCGAAGATCATTACCAAGCTAGAAAAAGGTTATAGCGAGCCGGCTGACATGACAATTGAGGAATATCTAAATGATTGGCTTAAGAAAAAGAAAAACAGCGTTGCACATAGCACCTATGTCCATTATGAGTCCTATACAAGAAATTATATTATACCCGGTCTAGGCAGATGGAAAGTGAATAAGCTGGAAAGTGCCCACGTAGAATCATTTATCCAATCACTGAATGAAAAGGATATCTCGCAACAAACGAAAAAGCATATCTTTAGAATATTATCCAGTTCCTTGCAAAAGGGTAGGCGATATGGCATTAGAGAAAATATCATGGATGACGTGGATCCTCCTAAATTAGATAAGAAAGAAATCGAATATTGGACAGAAAAAGAAGTGCAGCAATTTGTTAAACATTTGAACAGTAAGAACCACACCATACCAATTATGCTTGCTTTGGCTACTGGTATGCGAAAAGGAGAGATTCTTGGATTAAGATGGTCCCGGGTTGACTTTGAGAATAAATCAATCTCGGTCACCCATCAAATGAAATTAGAATCCAATAAAGAAGGTAAAGATGAATGGGTACTGTCACCACAGCTAAAAACGAAAACGAGTTACCGGACTATAAAAATTGATGACGATACCATAGAGCTTTTGATCAAGCATAAAAAGCAACAGGAGAAAGATAAAATGAAAGCTGGCCCCGATTACGATGATATGGATTTAGTTTGCTCTCCCTCAACTGGTGGATTATTAAAGCCAACCTATTTGAGAAACGTATTTAATAGAACAATTAAAAGAAGTGAAGTGAAAAAAATTAGCTTTCACGGGTTAAGGCATACACACGCTACACTATTATTAACAAACGGAGTACATTCAAAAGTAGTTCAGGAAAGATTAGGCCATAGATCCATTCAAACAACATTAGATACATATTCTCACATCATTCCTGGAATCCAAGAAGTCGCAGCTGCAAGTATAAATAAATCCTTATATCCGAAGCAAAAAATAGAGAACATTTATTCCTTTTCAAACGGAAATTAATTACTTCGCAACACGAAGGTTTGCAATCGGTTAGCAATACCAGATTTCAAAATAAAAATGGCAAGGGAATAAAACTGCTCTATCCCTTGCCACCATTAAGTTTTTGTTAAGCGCGCCCAGAGGGATTCGAACCCCCGACACTTGGTACCGGAAACCAAAGCTCTATCCAACTGAGCTATGGGCGCATAGGACTATATTTATTTGACACAATGGATATTATAACGCTTCCTGGATTGTTATACAAGTGTTTTAACAAAAAAGATGTTTATTTTATATTTATCTGGGAAAGCTTGAAAGTAGTTTTAAGGAGAAAAATGTAGAGCGTTTTTGTTTGACCTTCACTGACCTATTGGTTATGATAAACATAGAACGTATTGATAAAGGAGGAAATAAATTTATGAACCTAATTCCTACAGTTATTGAACAAACAAACCGCGGGGAACGCGCATATGACATTTATTCACGTTTATTGAAAGATCGTATTATCATGCTTGGAAGTGCCATTGATGATAACGTGGCTAACTCCATTGTTGCCCAATTACTTTTCTTGGAAGCAGAAGATCCAGATAAGGACATCTCCTTATATATCAACTCTCCAGGTGGTTCTATCACAGCTGGTATGGCAATTTTTGATACAATGCAATTTATTAAACCAAATGTTTCTACCATCTGTACAGGTATGGCTGCATCCATGGGTGCCTTTTTACTTGCTGCTGGCGAGAAGGGTAAACGCTATGCATTACCAAATAGTGAAGTTATGATTCACCAGCCTTTAGGTGGAACTCAAGGACAAGCAACAGATATCGAGATCCATGCTAAACGCATTATTCAGATGCGCGAAAAAATTAATGAGATTTTATCAGAACGCACTGGCCAGCCAATTGAAGTAATTGAACGGGACACAGATCGCGATAACTTCATGACAGCTGAAAAATCAGTTGATTATGGTCTGATTGACAAAATTTTAACAAGAAATACCGATAAATAA